TAAGAAGATTAATAATATTAGGGCTTTCATATCAATTAGTATGCGATAATTTAGGGATCTCTATTGAAACATTTAGACAATGGCGACTTAAAGGAAAAGAATTAGTAGAAAACAAAGATAAGTTATTAAGTAGATATAATGATAATGATAATTTACTTGTTGAGCTATTTAGTACAGTAACTAAAGCAAATGCTGAAATGGTAGCTAGAAGATTAGCACGATTAGATAAAGGTGCTGAAATGGGTAAACATCAGATAGATATGTGGTTTCTTGAAAGAAGATTACCAGAGGAGTTTGGAGTTAAACAAGTGCTTAAAGTAGGAAACGAAACAGACGAACCATTAAAGGTTAAGTTGTCATGGCCAGACCAGAATTAGAAATAGAGTTACCTGACTTACACGAATTACAACAAAAAATAGTTGAAGATGAAACAAGATTTAAAATAGTTGTTGCAGGTAGGCGTTGGGGGAAAACAAGACTTGGAATTGCTATGGCTATCAAATATGCACTTGAAGGTGGTCGTGTATGGTGGATAGCTCCTACTTATCCTATGGCTATGGAAGGCTGGCGGGATATTAGACAAATGGTTTATGATCTGCCTGCTGAAGTATCTGAAAGTCTTAAAATGATTGACTTCGCTAATGGTGGACAACTTCAAATAAAGTCTGCTGATAATCCTCAAAGGTTAAGAGGTGCAGGACTTGACTTTGTTGTTTTAGATGAGTGTGCTTATATTAAAGAGGAAACATGGGCTGAGGTAATAAGGCCTACATTAACTGATAAACAAGGAGACGCTTTATTCATATCAACACCTAAAGGATTTAATTGGTTTAGTCGTTTATTTGAAAAATCGGAAACAAACAATGAATGGAAAAGTTGGCAATTTCATACAAATACTAATCCTTATATACCAAATAATGAATTAGATAGTGCAAAGAAAGAAATAGGTAGCTTTCTTTATAGTCAAGAATATGAAGCACAATTTGTAGAAGCGGGAGGAGGTTTATTAAAACCAGAGTGGTTTAGGTATTATAAAATTGAAACAGAAAAGGATTATAACGAACAAGGATATGATACTGATTATGCTTATTATTCATTCAATAATAAAAGAGTTAGACAAGAAGATTGTACAATTTATACAGCAGTAGATCTTGCAACTTCAACTAAAGAAACAGCAGATTATACAGCTATTGTTACAGTTGCTGAAACAAAAAATAGTGAATTATTAGTTTTAGATGTGGTAAGGGTTAGAGTGGAAGCACCTGACATACTTCCATTAATACAAAGAGTTATTAATAAATATAATCCTGTATTTGTTGGAATAGAAAAAGCAGGATTTCAGTTATCAATAATTCAATTAGCAAGACGACAAGGAATACCTGTAAAGGAATTAAGAGCTGATAAGGATAAAGTTAGCAGAGCACTGCCTTTAGGTGCTAAAATGGAAGGTGGAAGTGTATATTTTAATCCAGACGCTTTATGGTACTCTGAATTAGAAAAAGAAATGTTACAGTTCCCAGTAGGCGAACATGACGACCAAGTGGACGCTTTAGCTTACGCGGTAGCTGAAACGATAAGGAAAAAGAAATATGTTGCGTATTAAAGAGGTGTGTGAGGTGCAAATACTCCGAATAAGTTGGGATAACTTGTTGCACCTTACGCACAATAAAGGATAACATTGGCAGAAAAAAATAATTGGTATAATAATATTTTCTCAAACATAAGGTTTAGAGATAGGCGAGAAGAAAAAAGAAGTACTGGATTTAATTTTTTTCGTGAAGATAGCGTATATGGAAGTAATAGTTCTTATATTCAAGGTTGGAATACAAAACCTGGCGACATTGATATATCAGGATTAGGAAATGGACAGTCTAATTCAATTGTTGTATCTTGCTTACAAATTCTAGGGATCTCTTTTTCAGAAGCAATATTAAAGGTAACAACTAACGATGTTGATGGAACTAAAATAGATTTACCTAACCACCCATTCAGTATATTAATGAGGCGACCTAATCCATATATGAGTGGGGACATCTTACAGCAATACATTATTAACGCTATGCATGTATCTGGAGACGCTTACTTACTTAAACAAAAAAATGAAATAGGCGAATTAGTTGCTTTATATCCTTTACTTCCAGAACAAGTAACACCTAAAGGAACTAAAGAAGATTTAATAACACATTATGTTTATGAATTAGAAGATGGGAAAGTGAGATTAGAAAAAGAAGATGTTGTCCATTTAAGATTAGGACTAAATCCTAAAGATCATAAAAAAGGTTTCAGTCCTTTAAAAACAGTATTAAGGGAAATATTTGGAGATGAAAGTGCAGGACAAATGGCTACTGCCCTTTTAGCTAATATGGGAGTACCTAGTGTAATGATTACACCTAAAGATGAATTTGGACCAACAGCAGAAGAAGCTGAACAAATAAGTAGAACTTATCAACAAAAGGTAGCAGGAAGAAATAAAGGTAAGCCATTAGTGATGAGTGGTGCTATGAATGTAGAGAAATTATCTTTTAGTCCTAAAGATTTAGACATGGGACTATTAAGACAAGTACCAGAGGAAAGAGTTTCTGCTGTATTAGGCGTACCTGCTATTCTTGCAGGATTAGGTGCAGGATTAAAACACGCAACTTATTCAAATGCAAAAGAGTTAAGAGAATTTTTTACTGAAAATAAATTAATACCATTATGGAGAATGGTTGCAGAAGAATTAACTCAACAAATCTTATTACCTGATTATTTAGAATTAGATAATACACAAGCAGAATATGATTTCTCTGAAGTAAGAGCTTTACAAACTGATATGAATGAGATCTATGAAAGATTAAATATTGGTGTCCAAGGTGGTTGGATAACAGTAGCCGAAGCAAGACAGGCAGTAGGATTACCAAGTACAGAAGAACAACATGTATATTTACTACCAATGGGAGTTAATGTAGTAGGGGAAACTTTAACACCTGAAGTAGTTGAAGAACAAGGACTTGAAACAAGCGACTATTCATTTGAAGATAAAATTATAAAAAAAATAGATGACGAGTATTGCATAATTGCAGAGGATAGTGGAAAAAACATGGGCTGTTATCCTACAAGAGAATTAGCTATAAGAAGATTAAGACAGATAGAAGCTTTTAGTAATAATCAAAAAAAAAACAACAAACCAATAGAGGATATTTACACTCTAACAGTTGATGGCGAAAGAGTACATAACTCTTGGTTAGAGGAAGAATGAAATATAATTCTGCTACTGAACTAATTAATAGAAGAAATAATTTAAGGGAATTAGATTGGGAGAAAAGAATTAACAGATTTGAAACTAAAGAAGCAAGAGATGATATATGGAATGCTTTTAACGACTTATTAGGTAATTGGGACTTTACACTTGGTAGGTTATTTGATTATTTACTAACAAAACAAGTGAGATCGATAAACAAAATAATGGCGATTAATCCACCAACAATGTCTGGAATATTAGCTATTACAAATAGTATTGTTGATTCAGAGGGAAATGTAGAGTGGCGTAAAGAGATTGAACCATTTTATACAAGTATGGTTTTAGACTTCGCTTATTTACAAGTAGGAATACTCTTACCAGACCAATTCAAAGAAAACTATGTATTTAGCCAAGAAGAACAAGATAGGATTGAAAGAAATAGAAGAAGAAAACCAAGACAGGAAATAGTTGCTAGTGGATTTCATCCTAGAAGAAAAAGGGGACAATCAATACCAATAAATACTAATAAATATAATAGGAATGCTAAAGCCTTTATTGAACAGAGAATGAACCAAGTATTGCCCGAAATGAGTAATACTATGAAAAAGAATTTAAACTTAGCTTTAAGAAAATCATTAGATGAAGTTAATAAATTAGGGCTTACAGGAAAGAAAGCTAATGATTACATCGCTAATGGGATCTCAAAGAGTTTAGGAAAGAAAAACTAAGGTAGGGCTATGAATATTGCTAGGACAGAGGGTACAGCTTTAGCTAATTGGGGAATGAATGAAAGTGCTAAAGGAACTGGATTAATATTACAAAAAGAATGGATTACTCGTAGAGATGGACTTGTTAGGGACGCACATATGTACATGGAGGGAGTTAGAGTAGACCAAAATGGAGATTTTAATGTCCAAGGATATGCTATGAACTATCCTGGAGATAGTAGCAATGGCGCACCTGCAGGGCTAGTATGTAATTGTAGGTGTACTACTGTATTCCATGAGCAAAGGATATGAAAGTGAATAGAGAACATAAAGAAGTAAAATTTTTAACAACTGATGAAGTTGAGGGAAAAGTAGAAGCAGTATTTTCTGTATTTAATGAAATGGATAGTGATGGAGATGTAGTAACTCCTAATGCTATTAAATCAGGTTATGGCGATAAAGGTGTTGCTATGGTTTGGGCTCACGATTGGAAAGATGTTATTGGTAGAGGCGAAATAGTCCAAGATGACAATCAAGCTACATTCAAAGGACAATTTATTATGGACACCGAAAGAGGAAGAGACGCTTTTAATACAGTTAAAGCAATGGGAGATCTGCAACAATGGTCTTTTGGTTATGAAGTCTTAGATAGTGAAATGGGAATGTTTAGTAAAGATGGCGAAACTGAAATGGAAGTAAGATACCTTAATGATGTTAAAGTATGGGAAGTTAGTCCTGTATTAGTAGGAGCTAATCAAAATACTTCAACAGTAGCTGTTAAAGATGATAAAAAAGAAAATACTAAAGGTTTAAGATTTAACGAAGAAGTAGATGAGTTGCTTATCAAGTTATCTGCTGTGTTAAAGCGTGCTAAGGAGCTTACTGCCTTACGCATATCAAAAGAAAAGACATTGTCGGAAAGTTCAACAGATGTTCTTGAGGAACTTCAAGACTCTCTGCAAGAAGTATTTCAAGATATTGGAACACTATTAGATGTTGCAGGAGCAAAAGAAGATGAGGAAGAAGAACAGCTTGACGATACGACTTTGTTATTAGAAACAGAACGGGTACTAATGGAAACATTAGACCCAGAATTGTAGAGGAAATTATGAGTAAAATAGTAGAACTCAAAAAGGAACTACAAGAGCTTAGAGAAAATACTCTTAATGAATTCAAAGATGTTGAAACAACAGATTTTGATAGTGAAAAGAAAGAGGAATGGGCTAAGAGAAACGAAAGAATGTCTGAATTAGTAGATCAAATTAAAGACGCTACTCAAATTGAGGCAGAAAAATCCAAGATGGAAGAGGCAGTTGAAGCTGGAAAGAAAGTAGAGCCTAAGGCAATACATTCTGAAAAAGTTGAAACTGAGGAATATAAAACACTTGGACAATCTTTCTTAGAATCTGACGCTTACAAATCTTTTATGGACACTGGCATTAAGAATGTTAAATCTGAACTCAAGTGGGATC